TTCTCTCGCCTGGCGAATCCTCGATGCCTCGAAGGGCTGGGGAGTCGCACAAAGACGGAAACGTATATTTGCTGTCCTCGATCTTGATGGACAATGTGCCGGATCGGTACTCTTTGAGTCCGAGGGCCTGTCAGGGTATACTCCGCCGCGCTGCGAAACGCGGCAAGGAACTACCCGAGGTGCTGAGGAAGGCGCTGGAAAGGCAGGCCTCTGCCTGAACGATCAGGGCGGCAGCCGCATGGATGTCACCTGTGAAATGACCTCCACCCTCCGGGCAGAAGCACATCATCCGCCCTGCATCATGGGCGCTTCCGGTTTCTGCACTGAGCACAGCGCCGACAGCCGAAGCATCGGCTACCGCGAGGAAGAAAGCCCGACGCTCCGAGCTGGTGTTACGCCCGGTGTGGCAATTGAGTACAATCCAACTGACAGCCGAATCAAAGTGAAGGAAGATGGAATCTGCCAGACACTCTGCTCCCGAATGGGGACGGGCGGAAACAACATTCCTCTGGTATTCGGTATTTCTGCTGACAAGAGCAATGCCATGCTGTCGGACAACCCAAACAGCGGCATCTATGAAGCAGCTACCAGCCGAACACTCGATTGCAACGGCGGCTCGCCAGCGTGTAACCAGGGCGGCATGATGATCGTTAAGCCTGTTTGTGATGGCTCCTTCTGCATCCAGGGATCAATGATCGGGCGGAAGGACGAAAACGGTCCGCAGGGTGACGGAATCAACCAGGATGTTTCCTTCACTCTCAACACCATAGACCGACATGCTGTTTATGCCGTTACCACCGGTGAATTCACAGCTGTCGGTCAGGAACAGACTCCGCCCCTCATGGCGAGGGACTGGAAAGACCCGCCAGTTGTGGGCAGGCCCTGCGAGGAATACCTTGTCAGGCGGCTTACTCCTGACGAGTGCTGCCGTTTGCAGGGCTATCCTGACGGCTGGTGCAAGGATCTGGAAAGCGAAGATCCCGACGAGGACGAAATCCGCTTCTGGACTGATGTTTTCCGGGAATGGGATGCCATCAACGGCAAGCCCGACAGAGTACGCAGCCGAAATGCCATTCTCAAGTGGCTGACCGCGCCCAACTCAGATGCAGCTGAATACAAGGCATACGGAAACAGCGTTGCTGTGCCGTGTGTCTTTTTTGTTCTCGCAGGTATCGTCTGGGCGCAGAACAAGGAGGTGAAATCTTGAGAGTTATCAACCTGAACGGCTATATCGATGAGGAAGTCTGGTACGGCGATGAAATCACCCCGGACATTCTTCATGATCAGCTGTTCGCAGAGGGCGAGGATCACAGCCTTCCTGTCCGCATCATTCTGAACAGCTACGGCGGTTCGTGCAATGCAGCGGTCAGGATGTTTGATGATGTCCGAGCCTATCCCGGTGATGTTCACATCATCGTTTCCGGCACAGCCGCTTCTGCTGCCACTGTACTTGCAATGGCTGCGGACAGGCTGGAAATGACGCCCGGTTCCATGTGGATGATCCATGATCCCAGCGTCTTTGCTTTCGGCAACGAGCACGACCTCAACGATGCCATTCGCATGCTCAAGGCATGCAAGGAAAGCATCCTCAACGTCTATGCCCGCCGCTGCCACAAAAACCGGGATGAAGTTGCCGCCATGATGACCGAAACCACGTGGATGGATTCTCACAGAGCCCATACGGAAGGTTTCGTGGACGGCATCGTGGACATGGGCAGCGGCATCATCAATGCGGCTTATGACCGCACGGTTGTACTTAAGGATGCTCAGGCCAAGGTCAGTCTCTGGATTGAACGCTCCCGGAGCAGGATCGAACGGTGTGATAAAGACGCCGGAGAACTTGCTGCCGTGGCTGTTGCTTCTGCCTCTGCAACCGAATCTGCAACCGATTGTGGGGATGCAACTGATTCCGCAACCGAATCCAGTCCCGAAGAACCCGTAACCCAGCCGGTAGATCCCGGCGTACCCGTTGCCCAGCTGCACAAGCGGCTGGACCTGATCAAACCCCGACATTAAAGGAGGAAAACGAATATGAGTAAGACTGCTGAACTCCGCCAGAAGCGCGGCGAACTGTGGGACAAGGCGAAGGCTTTTCTGAACGAGCACGCCGACGAAAACGGCATGATGAATGCCGAAGACACCGCTGCTTATGAGCGTATGGAACAGGACATCGACAGCTTTGGCGCTGCCATCGACCGCGAGGAACGCGCTGAGCGCCTTGAGCGTGAACTGAATGCGCCCACCAGCCAGACGCTTGCTTCCCGTCCGGAAAAGCCCATGACCGACAAGCCCGGCCGTGCATCCGACGAGTACCGCGACAACTTCTGGCACATGGTGCGTGATCGCTATGCGCACTATTCCGTATTCAACGCCCTGCAGGTTGGCACCGACACCGAGGGCGGCTACCTCGTTCCTGATGAGTATGAGCGCACTCTGGTGCAGGCTCTGCAGGAAGAGAACAAGCTCCGTTCTCTGTGCAAGGTGATTCACACCTCTTCCGGCGACCGCAAGATTCCTCTGGTTGCTTCTCATGGCACTGCCAGCTGGGTCGATGAAGAAGGCCAGATTCCTGAGAGCGATGACTCCTTCGGTCAGATCTCTCTGGGCGCACACAAGGTTGCGTCCATCATCAAGGTGTCTGAGGAACTGCTGAAGGACAGCGTGTTCGATGTGGAATCCTACATCGCTACTGAGTTTGCCCGACGTGTCGGTGATGCCGAGGAAGCTGCCTTCATCAACGGTGACGGCGCCGGCAAGCCCATCGGTCTGCTGCACAGCACCAATGGTGCTGCCGCTGGTGTCACCGCTGCCAGTGCGACTGCCTTCACCGCAGATGAACTGATCGATCTGGTCTATTCTCTGAAGGCGCCTTACCGCAAGCACGCCCTGTTCCTGTTCAATGACCAGACTCTCAAGGCCATCCGCAAGCTGAAGGACGGCAACGGCCAGTTCCTCTGGCAGCCGGGTCTGCAGGCTGGTCAGCCTAACACGCTGCTCGGATACCGCTATGAAACTTCCTACCACATGCCGCTGATCGGCGCCGGTGCGAAGCCCATCCTGTTCGGTGACTTCTCCAGCTACTGGATCGCTGACCGTGAAGGCCGCTCCATCAAGCGCCTGAATGAGCTGTATGCTGCTACCGGTCAGATCGGCTTCCGTGTCACCCAGCGTCTGGATGCCCGTCTGGTGCAGCAGGAAGGCATGAAGTGTCTGGCCATGAAGGCCGGTTCCTGATAAGGAGGATGCCCAATGAGTAACGGCTACAATGCGAAGAACTACTTTGCCCACGGCGGCAATGAGCTTGTCATCGGCGGCAAGCTCACGTTTCTTCCCGGCGCTGAAGTGGAAGGCGCTGACGCGCTGCCTGCCGCGTTCGCGGACGAGGAAATCGCGCAGATCCCGAACCAGAAGGAAAGCGAAGCGACGACTGTTGCCGCTCTCCGCGAGGACTTCAACGAACTGCTCAGCAAGCTGAAGTCTGCCGGCTTTATGGCTCCTGACACCGCTGAATGAGGTGATGCTCCATGATCCTCACCGTTGACGAAGTGAAGACCCATCTTCGTATTCAGCATGATGAGGAGGACGAGCTTATCTCCACCCTGATCGCACAGGCTCAGGCTGTGGCTGAGGATTACTGCCGTGTGCAGTTCTCCGACTCCGCACCTGAGCCTGTGCGTCTCGCCGTGATGCTCATGGTCAGCCACTACTACGAGAACCGGGACAACCCGGACAGGCAGGTGTATGTGACCATGCGCGTTGCCTTTGAGAATCTTCTGTATCCGTACCGCGATCCTGCAAAGATGTTCTGAGGAGGTGGTTTCGCTTGCGAGGATACAAAAACTTTGAATCCGATCCGCATCCGGGAGACCTCCGCCATCTGGTAGAGATCGGCTATACGGAGAACAAGATCAACGAAAACGGCTATCCCGAAGAAACAGACATCGTTCTGTGCAAGGTCTGGTCAGCGGTTACCGATGCCGGCAACCAGCATTACCGCTCTGCCGATGTCATGAATACCGAGGCTGTTGTCAACTTTACCATCCGCTACCGCGCTGACGTTGTCCCGGGCATGTGGGTGCGCTTCCGCAATAAGAAGTGGCACATTTCTACTCTGGGCGAATACGGATTCCGGGGTCATTACCTTGGCCTTAAGGCGTCCATCTCCGAGGGTGTGAGCGGATGAAGCAGGTCCAGAATGCGCTCAGGGACATCGGGATTCCCGTTATGGCGGGCGT